CACCTACTAAGTCAGAAGAACTCGAACTCGTAGTAATATTATAACCTTTCCATGTGGGATTAGATATTGTGAAACTTCCATTAACATCCGAATCAGTTAAGTCTCCAAAAGTGTTGACATTAGATAAGGTAACAATATCACCATGTACAAATCCATGACCTTCGTGATATATTTCCACTTCAGTGGAATTGGTGGTGGTTTCGATAGGATTATTTTGTAACGTGACCTTTGGTAAAGACTCATTACTCAATAGAAGAGTTCCCGAAGAGTTGAATTCTGCTCGGTCTAATTCAAACATTAAGTCTTTAGTTTGGTCAGGTGTCCATGTCGATCCGTTTTGTGATAAGAACAAAGAACCTAAAGTTGGTTGTCTAGATACTTTATCTTGTCTAGATCCCACAATAGTCTGTGAAGTTTCTGCCACATAAACATTATATTCTACAGATTCGGCTAAAAGAACTACCGCATATTCTTCACCACTTGTTAAATAAATTGGTTCGTCAAATTCGACCGTAGTGAAATTCGACTCAACACTGGACATGGTAGTACTATCGTCGAAAGTTGTTACAGTAATATCTGAGGGATTTACAAACTTAACCGCGCCCGGTATTATTTTGGTCGTGGGAATACCATTTTCCACTGGTCTTATTTGTACTTGTAATGGAATTACACTATCTTTACTTTCAACAAAAACACGAACTTTAGTTAAAAAGATCCCATTTGGATTTTCTATTTGATCTATGAAGAAAGTTTGAGCCAAAGGATCTTGTCTACCCATTATCCTATCCATCACACGGGTTGTTCTTACAGTCCTCTGTACAGTTTCTATTGTACCTGTAGAAGTATAAGTTGCACGTGTTGACGACATTGCCTCAGACTCATCATTTACATTGACATCTAATAATTTTAATACCTGTCTTCCAGTTCTAAAACTTAGGCTTGTTGTGTTAGGTATAAAGAAACTACCATTCAATTCACCTTTAGAGTCTGTGATTAAATCATCCTTACCACCTAGTTCACTAGGATATTCTAGAGCGTTAGAATATTCAGTCCCAAACTCTTGGGTGACATCTGAGAATCTTGAGAAAGAAGTTTCCGGTCTTACCCAATCACTAACAGATTCATTTCCAAAATAGGCAAACATTTTAGTGTTAGGTCTTAATCCCTTTGCAGAAAAGTTTACAATCCTAGATCTCATAAATGGAACTATCTGCACATCTACAATTCTTTCTCCTACAAATTCTTGAATCGATCTGGCGATAGAATTAGTAGGAATGTTTCTAGTAGTTTCCAAAGAACCTAATAACGGTCTAGTTTCCAAATCTTCTCGGACATCTTCAAATCTTCTTACATTTGTTTGCATAACATCGGGAAGACTACTAGTTTCAACCCACTCGTCTGAAGAAGGAGAAAGTTCTAGATGTCCAGTTTGAGTTATTACCGCAAAAGGATTTACGTTCATGGTTCCAGTAGCCAATTTCTGTGAAACTATATTAACATGTGTGTAGGGTAGAGTCGTGACATCTCCACTTTTTGCAATATCAGTAGAATTGTTACTAGAAGAATATGAAAGACGAATTAAGTTTTCCCTAAACGAAGGCCTTAACTGATTGAATGGATTTATAGATGCCCTATAGTCTTCATTGTTGATATCTGAAAAATTGAAAGTACTAAAGTTGTCAGCAATAAATCCAGCCTTAGTTCGAGGATTACCGTTTGCATCGAGAACTGTTAATGCATTTGTGTTTGTTTCTAATAAACTCAAAGTAGTAAGTTCATATAAATTTGTTACTCTTTCTTCAATTTTTCCTATATCCTTCATTGTAAATCTTTTATTGGAAACAAAAGAACTAGTTAAATCTGAAGAATCAAAGGTATATGGGTTCAACTTGAACTTATAAAGAGCTAAAGAACTGGTCGGTATTTCTGGTTCGCGAGGAACTTCGGATGGTTCCCCCTGTATAACTTGAAGTTCTCCAAACCCAACATCACCACGACTGTCCTTAGAATTAGCAACCAAAACATCAATACGAGGTAGATAGTATTTCACTTCATCTAATGTGATTGATGATGCGTTTTGTGGTAATTTGACCACAGAGAATGTCGACGGCGATGAAGATGTAATGGTTGGTCTAAAGTCTAAAACATTTCTTAAAGAAATTTTTTCACCTGCGGCCGTAACGTGAGTTGGAATATTATCATAACCAACGGAATCGTAAGAATCCGCTGAAAAATATGTTCCTTGATCACTATGAGAAAAATGAGTAAAGTTTACTTTAACTTCTACATTATCGGATGGATAAGAATATCCACTCTTTATTTTTATCTTGGCAAAATCGTAATAATTATCCTTTTGTCCACCATCAAAGACAAATTGATGTGTCAAATCCACAAATGATCCATCACCGTCTTTTATTTCTACTGACTCAAGGGATATTCCGTCAACTACTCCTAAACTTATCTCAGAGGGTGGGGGAGAAGATGTGGAATATGTAAATATAGACTCAGGAGTTGCCGTTGTTTTAGTTCTATTTGTTGCGGATATTACATCATATATTAGAGCAACATAATTTTGTGAGGAATCTAATCCGGTGTACTTTCCTGTATCATCTGGAGCTACGTTTTGTATTTCGCCGTTTTCTTTCGCTAGTATCCATCCACTTTGTTCTACTCCACTGAGAGACAATGTGTTGTCCGACTGAACAGTAAGTGAAGATGAATCAAAATATTTTTGTACTGTGTATGAAGCGGCACCAACTGTTTTTGGAGAAGACGATGGTAAAGGAAATAAAAGATTATTAGATGTGGTTCCATGAATACTATTATCTAATACTGGAATCAAGTTATTTGAATCTGAATCCTGTAGATGTGTAACATTTCCAAAACTTTGATCAGAATTCATCTGTATGTTGAATATGTAAGCTCGGTATCCGACAGCGTCTTGTTCTATCCCTCTAAGATTTGTGGTTCCTATAGTTGTTGAACCATTAGAGTCAGTTACTACCAAATCTAATGTGCCAAAAACATTAATGTTTCCTAGTCCCTGTGTATTATCTGGATCAATATAAATGTAATTTCCAAATGTAGCTGGAACGGATTCTAATGTTTTAGTTACAGTTTGTCTCGCTTTTGGAACTGTTATATCTGTAGTTCCTATTTCTAAACGATAACCATCAACATACGCTATTCCATCAGTCACGTCTAGATTTAGGTTAGTCTCGTCCTTTTCTTCAAATATGGCTTTAAACTCATCGACCACATAATCACCAGATTCTTCTTTTGTTCTTTGTGCGAGTAAGTGGTTAATTCTATTATATGCATCAAAGGTACTCACTTCACGTGTAATAATACCATCCACTACACGAGCAACGAATACAAAGTTTTGGTCTGAATCTATCTGATCTGAGGTTGTAGGGGTTAACTTTATTTGATAACGATGTGCCCCAGGCGCAGTTATGTTAGGAACCTCCCCTTGATTATCATATAGTTCGGTATCTTCAGACTCAGTAATTATTTTTTGTTCTATTAAGAATCCAATATCAGTCGTTGGTGTGGAACTATACTTGTCTATGAAAGCACTACCACCTTCCATATAAACAAAATGACCTTGAGCAAAAAAATCTCCAGCAGAGAAGTAGGCTTTAGTTGAACGACCCGCTACTGGTATTGTCGAGGTATCGGCAGATGCAACGATTAAATTTGTAACCGTTGTACCTACACCAACTAAGGTGTCTGTGGCAGAAACTCTAGGTGAGATACTGCTATCTGATATAGATGAAGTATCAGTATACTGAACATAGAGTGTTTTTGGATCTGCGTTTGTAAGATCAACTACAACATCAAGTATTTTTAGTTCTATAGTTCCATTAGTTACTGTCTTACCAATCAAATCCGAATCGATAACACTTGAATCATCTAATCTGATGTATTCTATCTTATTATCGACCGTTGCACCGCCAGGACTAACCAAAGCTCCCTCTTTAAATATGTTTCTTCCAAATCTAGCAATCTCTTCTTGGATAATTGTCTGAGATTCTATTAATTCTCGTGCTTGAAGTGCTTTACCGGAATTAAACAACACTCGGTAATAACCATCTTCGGCTTTATAGAAATCTCTATATGTTTCTTTGAAAGTTTTATTTGTAAAATCTACCATGATTTATCCTAAAGAGTTATTACTACTTTGATGTCTTCTTGTTGTTCTAGATCTCGTCTAATTTTACTGCGATTCTCTACATATAACACATCACCTGAAAATTTGTCTATTCCATTTACCGGAGATATCGAAGAAATTTCTCCGATACCCACAACTCCACTCTGTGTTATGTTCTCAGAATCTTGAAAGGATTGGAATCCCGTAAAGGAATTTTGATGATAAGAAATCATATTACCTTCAGATTCGTCAACAAAAGCTTCCGCTTTAGAGGTTTCTCCGATTATTTTTTTACCCACCTCAAAAGGAGAAGAACCCGTCAATGTTAGTGAGGATAATGTTTTAGTGGACATTCCAGTATAAAGATTACCTTCCGGTGTTAATGGATTTTTAATGACTCCAATTTGTCTGAAATAATTTTCGACGATGAAGGTATCATTCTCTGTACCATTAGGTTTTATACTCATTAGAACCGAACTTGACTTCAAATCTTCAATAGGACTAAATCCTATCCCGTCAGAACTTGTTATGATAGGTCTTATGACAGCATCAGAACCAACATCACTAGTAACTTTTATATTTGCATTAACATAATCCTTACCGTAGTTGGTCATTTCCACTCTTACAATTTGACCATTTTTTATATGAGCGGTAGCTTCAGCTTCACTCCCATCACCTTCAACTGTCAATGTCGGTACAGTAGAGTATCCAGATCCTCCATTATCAACAAAAGCACTAATAATCTGACCACCAATAGAAGCTTCTCTAACAGCAAATTGTCTGTCTTCTATATCGCTACCACCCGTTGATGTCGCATGTTCTTGAACCGGAAAATGATTTGATGATAGTATATTTCTAATTTGTTCTGTACTCAGAGAAAATAAAAACTTCCAAGTATAACCATCACTAGTGCTAAAAGGTTGTTCATATGGAAAATTTAAGTTTTCAAAATGAGGTTCTATCATAGAAGGTACTGAGACACCATCAGAGTCCTTTCCACTCTCCAAACATATGTAAACATCTTTAGAGTCTGTGAGAACATAACATGGTGGGGTTATGGTAGAATGGGGAATAGAATTATCCCATCCAGAATAAATTGTTCCGGAAGACCAATTAACCCTCTTTACTACAAGAGTCGAATTAGCAACTTCAATTTTTTTGATAGATTGTAAATTATTTCTAAATTCTTTTTCTTCAGTTAGAGAATTAACAGGAAATATCGGACTATCACTATCATTATCGAATACATCGGATTTACCAATGCCAATGTAGTACTCGTCAGAACTGTTTTGAATATTATCCAACAAATTTTCTGCTAGAATTTTACTCATTGATTTTGTTACTATAGCTTTCATATTTTTTTCCTGTTAAAAAACCATATATTATATATAGTATTTAGTCTATTCGTTAAACGATTATGCAGTTAAGTCACCTAATTTAACTCTGATATTACCAGAATTGTCAAATATTTTTAATACCGTATCCTTTATTTCCATTCTTTGACCAGTTGTGTCGCTTCCAACGTTTAGTCCACCCGTGACTTCCGCGTTAGCTAATTTTACAGTATTACCAGAAACTTCAAATGGTGCTACCGAACTACTGTCTGTAACAACCTTAAACTTATCTGCTGTCAATACAAAATCGGAAGTGACTCCATTATTATTTAACTCGAATCCAGCAAAATGGCCATTAACATCTAAGTCCACAAAATATTTGGCACTTACATCCGGTATAGAACCTATAGCACTATTTAATGTTGCGGTAGTAACAAGTCCGGAAGTTGCGGTAGCAATCTGATCACCTATGCCGGAAGATAGGGTTGACAGATCTCCCGATATTACTGATATATCACTATCAGTTTCATCAATTCTAGTCTCTAGACTACTAACAGCACCTACGGTAGCAGCAAGACCAGTATCACTATGGTTAACTGTTGCTGCGAGAGATACTATATCAGAATTTAATGCTGATAAACCAGTTTCACTGTGATTGATTTGATTTGATAAATTGGAAACGGATGAAGTTGAAGCCTTTCCTGATACTGTGGAATTTAAGGAAGTAATTTTAGATTGGAGTGCGTTGAGACCTGTAGAATCGTCTGTGATATCTTGTTGCAAACTATCAATAGCGGAAAAGGTAGTTCCACTATCCAAATTTGCTTCAAGTGCGGTTACTTTACCCTGTACGATGACTAGGTCCCCACTTGACGCTTTTTGAGAGATGAGAGAAGATAATCCATCGGTTACGGAGGTTGAAGCTTTCCCCGCTACGGTACCATTCAAGGAAGTAATCTTAGATTGAAGAGCGTTGAGACCTGTGGAGTCATCTGTAATATCTTGTTCCAGACTGTCAATAGCATTAAAGATGGCACCACCACTATCCACAATCGCTTCAAGATCAGTGACATCTGATTGAACAATTGACATGCTATCGCTATCTGCGTTAACACGTGAGGTCAATGCGTTTACTGCTGTAACGGTTGCTTTATCTCCAAGGTCAGTTGTTAACTGCGCGATATTACTCTGATTCGTCGAGATGTTTCCGTTGGCGGTATTTACTTGTGACTGCACCCCAGAAACGGCCGAAACACGAGCGTTGATTTCTCCGGTTAAGTTAGTTTCAAGTGTACTAATATCTGACTGTGCAGTAGATAAACCGTCTTCAGTATCATCAACTCTAGAACTCAAAGCACTGACCGCTGATACTCTAGCAGATCTTTCACCGTCGATTTCTGTTCCTAGTGACGCGATGTTCGATTGATTGGAAGAGATGTTTCCATTAGCTGATGTTACCTGAGACTGTAATCCAGAAACAGCTGAGACACGAGCATTTGTTTCATCAGTTAAGTTTGTTGTTAATGTAGTAATGTCCGAATTAACTGAAGTCAATCCATTTTCGTTATCTGTTACTTTGTTCTCCAGAGCACTTACCGCAGAACTTGCTGCCTTATCATCTACGGTAGATGTCAATGCTGTTATTTCGGAATTAATTGTACTGATACTTCCTTCAGTAACAGATACTCTATTGGTCAGAGAATTGACCGCAGAAGTTGCAGCCTTTCCGTCCACAACACCTGTCAAGTTAGTAACTGCGCTGTTTAAAGTGGTTATAGAATCACTGTCGGCATCGACTCTACTTTCTAAAGCATTTACCGCAGCTACAGAAGCTTTATCTCCACTCAAACTAGTAACATTAGATTGTAGACTGGTTACATCACTTTGAACTGTAGAGATACTACCTTCAGTAGCGGTAACTCTACTGGTCAATGCGTTTACCGCAGTAGTTTCCGCTTTAGAAGAACCAAATCCAGTTACGGTACTTTCTAGAGATGTTATATCCGATTGTATAGTTGTTATAGAATCACTGTCGGCATCGACCCTATCTTCCAGAGAACTGACGGCAGAAGTATTTGCTGAAGTGGACGTATCCAGTCCTTGAACTTCACTTTGTAGTGTTTGAATGCTTTGATTTGCTGAAGTTATACTTCCTTCGGTGGAAGTCACTCTACTAGTCAGAGAGTTTAACGCACTTGATGTTGCGTATGCACCGTTTATAGTGTTTACAGTATTTGTTAGATTGGTTATCTTCTGTGATTCCGCAGTTAGATCACTATCAGTATCATCAATTCTTGTTGTTAAAGAATCTACAGCGGATTGTGATGCATAAGAACCATCTATAGTGTTAACTGTATTTTGTAGAGTGGTTATCTTTGAAGCTTCTACACTAAGAGAAGAATCTGTAGCATTAACTTGAGTCTGTAAAGAATCTGTAGCGGAAGTGTTTGCGGAAACTTGATTGGCTGTATTGTTATAACTATTTGTTAATGTCGTGACATCACTGGACAGTGCAGAAAGACCATTACTGTCAGCATCTACACGAGAAGTTAGAGTATTTAATGCTCCTGACGTTAATGATAAATTACTATCCGTAGAACCAAGATCCGCAGTTAAATTAGTAACATCTGTAGACACGGAAGAAATACTACCTTCAGTGGCAGTAACTCTACTAGTCAATGAAGTAAGAGAATCTGCATTCGCAGTTATCGCAGTCCAATTAGAATCTATACCCGACAGATCTACCGCATTGATAGCAGCGGACAAAGAATTGACATCTGAAGAAATTGATGTTATACTATCACTGTCCTGATCAACGCGAGTTGTTAACGTCTGTAATGCTGTAGCGTTTGCTTGAATACCTGTGATATCAAGATTATCTAATGAAGCTTCTAGTTGGGTTACCTTTGACGCTTCTGTAGATAGTCTGTCACTATCTTGATCCACTCTTGTAGTTAAGGATTCTAATGCTGTGGCATTGGCAGAAATTCCAGACAAATCCAAACCAGATAAGTCTGCTTGTAGTTGAGTCACCTTAGATGCTTCTGTGGATAGTCTATCACTATCAACATCTATTCTAGTTTCTAAAGCTTCCATGGCATCCGCAGTTGCAGCAACTGCATCTCCGGATATATCTAACCCATTAAAGTCTGCTGTCAATTGAGTTAGACTGTTTGATACTATAGTTAGATCACTATCAGTAGCGTTGACATTGGTTGTTAATGTCTGTAATGCAACTGCATTTGCTGAATCAGCGAGTTCTAAATTAGAAACCTTACTCTGAAGATTTACAACCTTAGATGCTTCTGTAGATAGTCTGTCACTATCTTGGTTTACTCTTGTAGTTAATGCTTCTGTCGCTGAAGCATTCGCAGAAATTCCTGATAAGTCCAAGGCACCTAGATCAGATGTTAACTGTGTAACGTCACTAGAAAGACTTTCCAAACCATCACTATCCTGATTTACTCTTACAGTCAAAGCACTCAAAGCTGTCGCGTTAGCTTGGATTCCTGAAGTATCAATATTTCCTAGATCTGCTTGAAGTTGAGTAACATCCGAAGATACCGCAGTCAAAGAATCACTATCAGCATCTACTCTAGATGTTAATTGTTGTAATGTAGTTGCGTTTGCGGTTATTCCGGTAATGTCAAGATCGGAAAAATCTGCTGATAATTGAGTGACATCTTGAGATAAGGAAGATAAACCATCACTATCTTGATTCACTCTTGTGGTTAAGGATTGTATTGCATTTGCGTTTGATGTAATACCTGATAGATCTAATGCGCCTATGTTGGCAGATAATTGTGTGACATCTTGAGATACCGCTAAGAGGTCACTGTCTTGATTGTCTATGCGACTAGTTAAAGTTTGTGTTGCACCACTATTAGCAGTGATATTACTTTCAGCACTAGTCAAACTATTTGATAGTGTAGTAACCTCTTGAGATAAAGAAGATAAATTATCACTATCCTGATCTACTCTTGTTTCTAAAGATTGTGTGGCTTGAGCAGCAATAGATAATACTGCGGCAGAATCCACGCCCTGTTCTATAACAGTCTCCAAATCAGTTACTTTAGAGGACACTGTAGATAAAGAATCACTATCTTGATCTACTCTTGTAGTTAAACTTTGAAGAGCCGTAGCATTGACTTGAATTCCGGAAGTATCTATATTACCCAAGTTAGAGGATAATTGTGTAACCTCTTGGGATACCGCTAAAATATCGCTGTCAGTTGCATCAATTCTGGTGGTCAATGAATTTGTCGCAGAAGTTACAATAGATTGAACTTCAGAAGAGTCCATTCCCGCTGTAAGTAATGCAGTCTCTAAAGTTGTAATATCTGTCGCTAAAAGTGATATAGCACTGTCAGCATTATCTATTAGGACACGAAGTTCATCTCTTGCTGAAGCGGTACCATTCAATAAAAAGTCAGAATCTATATTCCCTACAGTAGTTTCTAATGTGGTAACTCTTTGTGATTCCGTTGTTAACCTATCACTGTCGGCATCTATTCTAGAAGATAAAGAATTTATTGAAGATGATGTCGCAGCGACAGCTGCACCAGCAATATCTAGGCCATCGACCTGAGTTTGTAAGGAAGTAACGTCAGATGATAATACTGTTAAGTCACTGTCTGTGTTACTTATACTGGAAGTTAAAGTTGACTGTGAACTGGATACCGCTGTCGATATGTCTGATGTTAATTGAGTTTCCAGATTAACTACATCTTGAGCAAGTGCATTTAGATCGCTATCCGTTTGGGAAATACTAGATGTTAATGCGTTAATAGAAGAAGATGTTGCAGCAACTGCTGTTCCGGAAATGTCTAGACCATTTAATTGAGTTTCTAGATTTGTTACATCGGTCGATAAAACATTTATATCACTATCAGTAGAATCTATACGCGAGGTTAATGAATTTATAGAAGACGATGTCGCGGCAACTGCTTCTCCAGCAACATCTAAATTTGATAGATCTGTAGATAAACCAGTTACCGATGTAGACAGTGTTGATAAAGAGTCACTATCAGAATTTATTCTAGCAGTCAACACCGCGAGAGTTGTAGAATTTGCTGCGATACCATCTATATCTAAATTATTGAATCCAGTTTCTAAAGATGTAACTTGATTTGATAACAATGAAAGTGTGTCACTATCAGAGTCTATTCTTGTAGTCAGTGTTTGTACAGCAAGAGCTATTGCCGCATCTACTTGATCCGAATCTATAACATCTGTTAAAGAAGTTTGTAGATTGGTAACTGTTGTTTGTAGGGATGTCAGGGAATCACTATCGGTATCTATGCGAGAAACCAATGATGCCAGAGCGAGTGTATTTCCACTTATACCACTTAGGTCGAGGTTTAATAAGTCTGAGTCTATAGTGTCTGTCTTACCCTCAAGACTGCCTATATCACTTTGAAAACCTGTAAGTATAGTGTCATGGTTATCTATTCTAGAAGTTAATGTATTAAGAGCTGCAGCGTTAGCAACTACACCAGAAAGGTCCAAGTCTTGCAAGGCACTATCGACAGAGTCTACGATGAGTTGACTCAACTGTTCGGTAGTGATACCACTACCCAAGCCTATCAAATTATATAATTCGACAAAATTATCATTTATCTTTTCACCAGCAATCCTGAGAGTATCTCCCTGTCCATCGTTTGCAGAAGTTCCAGTGTTTAGAATTTGTCTAGACATTTATATACCTTAATTTTGTTTTGTTATTATTCGTCGCCATCTAAGGTTTGTGGTTCGACTTGAAGTGATAGTGTGCCATTATCTAAAGTCCTAGGTGTAACTCCAGCCCAATCTCCGATAGTTCCTTTAATAAAGGCAGGATTACCATCAGAATCTAAAGTATGATTTCCGTTAGAATCTATTATCGCTGTGGAGAATACATCTTGAATTTGTTGTAATGTAATATCTCTATATTCATAAAGTGTATGTGCGGAACTTATGATTAATCCTGTGTCAGAAGCGTCAGTCTCTTCCATAGTCAATAATGCAAATTCAGTAGTTGGTTGTAGACTCACTTCATTACCACTAACCGAAATAGGATAATTTGGTGGTTCTAATGGATCCGTTGGATCTCCAGCTGCAATACCTAAAACCGAAACTCCATTAGTTTCAACTTCAACTCCCAAATAGAATCCTGCTGGATGTATCATTTTTTTATAGAGTTGTTCGTACTGATCAAAGGATAACCCTGTTTTCAGAAGAATAGAGAATATCTGATATTTTTTGTTATCCTGAACATACTTTAAAGCTTGAGGTCCTATTAAAGAACCGCCGGGTTTATCATTTAAAATAAATATATCTTTCTTTGGATAGGATACTTCTACGTCCTCATTAAAGAAAGCTTTAAAAAA